TATCTTTTCTAGTGGTTATCCCGTGGCCCGAAAACAGACCCCACGGCAATTCAGAGCCCTACCAAGAATTATTTATATCATCTTGATAAACAGCGTTTTATATTTTTAAATATGGCATTACTGAAAATTACCATCTCTTGAAATCTTAGGCTACTTGGGGAGTAGCCTAAAAGGTGCGAGAACGGTTATCACCCGGTTGTAGAGACGGGGCATGCCCCGTCTCCCACTGTCTGATAGTATCTTTAAGTTACCATTTGGAGGGGATGAGACGGGGCACGCCCCGTCTCTACAGGAATGTATGTTCGATTTTTAGAAGGGACGTGATGATGTAGGAAATACGAGATCATTTCGTCTCTATTGCCATGTCTATACACTAGCAATAAGAACGAAGATTTAAGGAGAATCAAGGCCGGAGCACAAACTAACACTAATGATTGCTTGTTATTTGCTATTTTTTGCTACATTTGCACCGTGAAATGAACGCTACTCCCCAAGTAGCCTCAACCCACCTCTGGCATATAATTATATACATTCTCAAAGCAAGACTTATTTACCACCGTCATTTTCTCCAACGAGAAACTTCTTAGATAAATCTGGGTTGTCTTGATGGATTTATGGCCCAATAACTCGCTGATCATCTCAATGGGGACATTTTGTTCCTTCAATGACATGGCAAAGGAATGACGGATCGTGTAAGAAGTCACATCCGAGACTATTCCGGCAACCTCTTTCAACGTCTTCAAGTTCCGGTTAAACCGGGACAAGGCCGCATTGTACTCGAGATATTCCTCATGGCCGTTCTTCGTCCCACTTAAAAAGGGAAATAAATAGCCGGAGCCTCCCGCCCTCTCACCTGCCAGCTCCTTATACATAGCCTCCGCCGTATCCAAGACCTCCAACCGCATAGAGGTCCCGGTCTTCTGGCGATTGTAATCCAATATGCCGTTCTTGATATTACCCCTATTCAAATGGGCGAAATCAACGAACGACATTCCCCCATATTGAAACATCAAGCAAAGGGCCAGTTGTGTCTTCCTCAACTTCTCTCCTTTTACCGGGACAGTCATCAGGCGATTCAAATCCCCCAAAGGCAAGGATTTCTTGCGCTGGCTTTCCACACCCGTAAAAACCCCCTTGAATAAAGAGGGGATAAACGCCGCCTCGCCATTCTCCACCGCCTTGTTATAGATACAACGCAAACGGCGGATATACGTGGAGACCGTATTACGCATGCAGCCTTTCTCCAACAAATAAGCCTCGTACCGGCGAAGAGTATCCTTATTTATATATGTATATGGGATACGATCCGTCCCGCTATACCGTATAAAAGAGTTCATCGCATCCTGATAACTTTTCGCCGAGGAATACCGTCCTTCCTTTTGTAACAGACTTATATACTCTCGCATCCCTTCCACCAAATCTTTCTCATCCATATCTCTCTATTTTAAATTCCAACTGAAAACAAACACGCGAAATTAGACATCCTGACAAATTATATCTTTTGCGGCAAGTTGTTTTATTGACGAATAGCCACTATATTTGTACGTTGTTTTAAACAGAGTACAGACTAAATTAAAAAGTAAAGCATATGCACAATTGGTTTGAATGTAAGGTCTCTTACGAGAAAATGCTGGAAAATGGCATGCAGAAAAAAGTAACCGAGCCTTACTTGGTAGACGCCCTGTCTTTTACGGAAGCGGAAGCTCGCATCATCGAGGAGATCCGCCCCTTCATCACGGGTGAATTCACGGTAACAGACATCAAACGAGCTCGTTTATCCGAATTATTCTTCAACGAGAATGGTGATCGGTTCTATAAGATCAAGGTTTATTTTATCACGTTGGACGAGAAGAGCGGAGCGGAAAAGAAAACCGCCGCACAAATGCTTGCCCAAGCCACTACGCTGAAAGAGGCCATCGCCGTATTGGAAGATGGAATGAAGGGTACATTGGCGGATTATACCATCGCCTCGGTCACGGAGACAATGATCATGGACGTGTTCCCGTTCAACGCGGATGTCAACAAGAGAGTTGTAGATATCGATAAAAAAGAGATAGAGAAATCATTGTCCGAGTCGAACAAGTCAATCGAGGATAAGATGAGAGAGTGCAAGGAGATCATAACCCGTGATCCCAAGGAAGGGGACGGAAATCTCATTACGAGAACGCAATCCTTCATCAGACAAAAGGCCGGACATGACAAGAGCAAGTTCAAGGAGGCCGCAATAGAGATCGCCTTGCTCCAGAAATCGCCAGCTTCCCAAGTATGGTTCATGGGATGTGGACAGCTATTAATCGAGGAGTTGGAGGTTTAATAAATAAAAAGATCATGAAGAAATTTATCAACAAACACTGGATATTGATATTGGCCATAGCCTTTATTCCGGTAGGGAACAGAGTTTTTAACCATGTTGACGCATGGCTAGGAATAGTCATTATGTTAACTAGTTCATTATTTATAATTTACAAACTATTTAATTTTATCAAGAATGAAAAGGACAAGTTTTAAGTTTTTTACTATAGCGATAATCGCTATGGTATTTTTATCCTCTTGTGAACGTGTAGCACCTAATTACGCTGGGGTATTGATGGAAAATTATGGGAAACAAGGGAAGGAGGATTTCAAGGTCGTATCAGGCAGGGTTTCAACTTGGGAATGGGGCACGGAATTATTTCAAGTCCCGCTATTCGACCAACGAGGCGAGTTCGGAAGCCCTGTCACGTTAAAAGCCGCAGACAATACGGAGTTTAACGCACGCCCCACTTACTCCTACAAGGTTATCAAAAACAGGGCAATAGACGTTGTTTTCGATAACAAGCACATAGACAAGGCCGATACGGAATCAGGCAAAGACGGTTTCATGCAATCATTGGAGGATAACATACTAGAACCTCGCATCTATGACCTGATCAAGGAGGAAAGCCGTAAACATAAGACCGATAGCTTAATGGCAGACGGAGGTTCGCTTCTTTTTGAGAAACGCCTTGAGCAGATTGTAGATAAGGAATTCGAGAAAAGAGGTCTTCAATTACTCACATTCTCGGCGCAATTAGAGTTTTCTAAGGCGGTTCGCGAGAAAATTGATAGTAGGAATGAAGTTAACACCAATATTTCGGTTTTAGACCAGCAGATAGCGGAGCAACGGAAACGCAACGAGTTGGAGCAATTGAAAACGGAACAAGCGTTAATCACCTCGAGAGGATTGACTAAAGAAATTCTTTATAAGCAGTTTATCGACAAATGGGATGGTCGTACCCCCATTTATGGAGCGATACCCGATTTAATAAAGATTCAGAACTAAGGATATTAATATTAGAGTGTGTTTTTCATGGTATTAGATTTGGGTTAGAATGATTATCC